TGTATTGGGTTTGTAACGTGGGCTTGGTTCACTAAAAAAGAGTTTGATACCTTAGAGTTTAATGGTACTGAAGTATTTAAGAGGAACGAGGGTGATCTTTTGTATGTAGTTGATTTAATTATACCTCACGCATCTGCGGATGTTTTTAATATTGTGAGAGATATGCGAAGGCATTTATCGGAGAAGCACCCTGACAAGCCGATGGCTTTTGCACATCGGACGGGTTCCAAGAAACAATGGGCGAATAGGAGCATTTAAGATGGGTGCAGGCAATCAAGGTGGCAGCTCTAGTGCAGAAGACGGCGAAATCAGAAAAGCTTTTTCTGCGGATCCAAACGCAACGGCGAAGGATGCCAGAGATTATTTCAGGGACAGGGACTCTGGAAAGCTTGCGGCGAGGAGCTATTTAGACAGTAGACCTACGGACAGAACGTACTCGGACACGGGTGCTCCGATGGATGACACCTTTGCGGAAAACATCGATAGCAGATTAGGTAAGATAGGAGTCACGCGAAACGACACGAGTTTTGTTAATGCTGACGGAGAGTCTGTTGGGTCAATCAACAGTGCTGGTAACTTCTCTGGTAATAGAGACGTAATTGCTGCGTTGAAAGGTTTGCCATCTTTAAGCGACATGCGCCAAGCAGCGAGTCGCGAGACTAAATATGGCCCTGGTTCGAGGGCCGCGCAAGAAGGAGATATAAACACGTCTTTGTTGGATTTTGTGGATTTTGCTGAAGACGGCACGGTTCAAGGTATGGGTCCTAATAGATTTATGGATGAGAGGGGCAGGGGTCAATTGGTTTATGATCCAAGTGCCGTGATCCCCGGTCTTCCTGCTTTTACAGATAGCGGAGAGTTTAATCCTCAGTATGATCCTTCGAGGGAAGGTATGGTGGGCCAAGCACTTCAGGGTGTGACGAATTATATTGGTGACGGTGGCATGTTGGGTGCTGTGACCAGAGGTTTGGGTAGTATATCGAAACGCATGAGTGGCGGTGTTGCGGAAGATCTTAATCCAGGAAACTTTAGTCCTATGCGTCCGGTGCTACGTCCGACTGATGGTAGTACTACAGAAAACACTGGCATAACGAGTGATGGCATAACGAGTGATGGCATAACGAGTGCTCTTATGCGTGGAGCGGGGGCCGTGAACAAATTAACCAGTGACCAACTACGAGATCTTCCTAATTACGCTGGCGGTTATACTGGTTCTGGTGCGGACAACCCCTTCTTGAGTGCAGACCGAAGAGGGGTGTCGAATCAGTTTAACGCGCAGGGGGTCCAAGTTCCATTTGATGGTGGTAATAGAATAGATGTGCCTTTAGGAATAGGAACCCTCCCCACGAGTGAAGAACGTTTACTTGAAGCACAGAAAGATAGATTTAAAAGTTATGATGATTTAAGTATGGATCGTTTAAAAACTATGCAGTTGAGAAATAAATTAATTGATGCTTCTGATCCTTCGTTCTATGATGCATTTGGTAATGAATATAACAATGCCGAAACAGCACGCACATCAGATCTTATTAACGAAGCAGATTCTAAAGCAGCTATGCAAAGACAAATGCAGATAAACAGCCTAGGTCAGCGAGTTCCTATTACTGATAAACCTTTCTATGATTTGTCTGCAAGTGAAGCTGCTTCTCTTGATGATGCTAACCTTGGTTACCTTCAAGATAGATACGTACCTGAGATCGTGACTCAAGAAAACATTAATCCCGTAACAGCAGGGTTCTCAGGTTTTAATATGGATTCCCCTGAAGTTTCAAGCTTTAGACCTACCTTTGATATTGAAAACCAACAAAGAGCAAACAGGGAGGCTTCTTTTGGAGGCGCGGATCAAGGTGTTTTACCTCAATCGGTAGCTCCTTACGGTGGACAAGAGTTCCCGTTGTTAGATAGAGGAAGACCCTCGTTCCCTGCTCCTGAAACATCTTCGGTAGCTCCTTACGGTGGACAAGAGTTTAACGAATTAGAAAGACTCACGGATAATGCAAGATCTAAAAGACTTGGTAAGTTAGGCACGGCTACAGGTGCCGAGAACAACATGCCGTTAGAAGATCCAAGAGAGTATATAGATCCTGGTGAAATGATTTATGATGATGCAGATCAACTTGAAGATCTAATGACAACGGGACCAATTGATCCATCAGGAGTCAATGTTGGTGGCGGTTTCACTGATGGCGGTGGAGGCGGCGGCGGTGGCTTTGGTGGATGTCCTGAAGGTTATGAACCGATGACATTAGAGAACGGAGAAACGGTCTGTGTTCCTATTGAGGAAGAGGTTACTGAAGAAGAAGTGGAGGAGGTAACTCCGGTTACTCCAACAGTTCGGCCTACTATGGGTCCTTCTGCATACACGCCTCAAGCGGTTTCTCCGATACGCCCGTATACGTTACAACCTGGTGAACAAGGGGTTGGTAGTTTAGCAGATATTCTTCAGCTTCAAAATTATCCAAATATAGTCTAATGGATCTACAAGCTCTTCCCGAAGAGGCGTTAAAAGAAATACTAAGCCTCACCGAAGCTAAGAAACGCTTAGATATTAGGGACGAGGCGCAAGAACATTTCATGCCGTTTGCACATCATGTGTACGAGAACTTCATTGAAGGGCGGCATCACCGGATTATTGCAGAAAAACTAGAGCAAGTGGCGCAAGGTAAGCTAAAAAGGCTTATTATTAACATGCCACCTCGTCATTCTAAGTCTGAATTTGCCTCATATCTCATGCCAGCATGGTTCTTGGGCCGTAATCCCAAGCTTAAAATCATTCAGGCTACGCATAATACGGAGCTTGCTGTACGTTTTGGTAGGAAGGTGCGAGATTTAATAGACGATCCGCAATATAAGGAGGTTTTTCCTGACACGCACCTTAAAGAAGACAACAAAGGTGCAGGAAAATGGCAAACAAGTGCTGGTGGAGAGTACTTTGCGGCGGGTGTAGGTGCTGCGGTAACGGGTCGTGGTGCGGATTTGTTTGTTATTGATGACCCACACTCGGAGCAAGACGCTTTAAGTGAGACTGCATTCGATCATGCATATGAATGGTACACTTCTGGTCCTCGACAGCGTCTTCAACCGGGTGGATCCATCATAATTGTTATGACTAGGTGGGGAAAGAAGGACTTAACGGGTAGATTACTGGCTGCACAGGGGTCAGATGTGATGTCTGATCAGTGGGAAGTGGTGGAGTTTCCAGCTATTTTGCCCTCAGACAAGGCATTATGGCCTGAATTCTGGGAAAAAGACGCATTATTGTCTATTAAGGCCTCTCTTCCAGTAGCTAAATGGTCAGCGCAATGGCAGCAACAACCGACCACGTCAGAGGGTGCAATCGTTAAAAGAGAGTGGTGGCAGCCTTGGGAGAAGGAGAAAATACCCCCTTTAACGTATATTTTACAGGCATATGACACAGCATTTTCAAAAAAAGAAACTGCGGACTATTCAGCGATCACAACTTGGGGTATATTCAACCCAGAAGAAGGTGGACCAGACAACATAATTCTACTGGATGCCAAGCGAGGGCGTTGGAATTTTCCAGAACTAAAGGAAGTTGCGTTTGATGAGCATGAGTATTGGGAACCAGACATGGTATTGATCGAAGCAAAGGCTACTGGTACTCCTTTGATACAAGAGTTGCGGCTTCGAGGTATTCCAGCGTTGGGATTTGCGCCTGGAAGAGGTACGGATAAAATAACTCGTATGCACATGGTTGCGCCAATGTTCGAAGCTGGTGTAGTATGGGCACCAACGGACAAGAAGTTTACGGACGAAGTAATAGAAGAGGTTGCGTCATTTCCTAATGGTGATCATGATGACTTTTGTGATAGTATGACGTTAGCTATAATGAGATTCCGACAGGGGGGATTTGTTTCCCTTGAAGGGGAAGACATAGAAGAAGATTATTACCCTCAGAAAAGGGAGTACTACTGATGGCACTACCACCACAACCAATGGGATCAATTGTAGATTCAGGCCTTATGCAAGGTGGACCACAAGAAGAAATGTTGGGACAAGAAGTTGAAGTAATGGCACCGGAAGAGTTCGAAGGTGGGGCAGAAGTTATCCCAGACGCAGAAGGTGGTGCTATAGTTCAAGCCATTGCAGAAGCAACGGGCATGGACATAAACGATATGATTGAGCATGACTCTAATCTAGCCGAGTATTTAGACGAAGAGGTTCTTACAGATATCTCTATGGATCTTAGGGCATCGTTCGAAGATGATTTACAATCAAGAGATGCTTGGGAAGAAACGTATACTAAAGGTTTAGATCTATTGGGTGTTGGGAGCACGGATCGTTCTGTTCCCTTTGAAGGAGCGTCTGGAGTAACACATCCGTTAATCGCTGAGTCGGTAACTCAGTTCCAAGCACAAGCGTATAAGGAATTATTGCCTTCTGGTGGTCCTGTTAAGACGAAAGTCATTGGTGTTGCAAATCCAGAGACCGAGGGTCAAGCTACTCGTGTCAAGAACTTTATGAATTATTTGATTATGGAGAAGATGGAAGAGTTTGATCCAGACATGGATCAGATGTTGTTTTATTTACCGTTGTCTGGTTCTACGTTTAAGAAAGTTTACTATGACGAGGCCAAAGGTCGTCCTGTATCTAAGTTTGTTGCAGCGCAAGATGTAGTGGTTCCATACACTGCTACTGATTTGGTTACCGCACCACGGATATCACATGTTTTAAAGATGACAGACAATGAAGTTAGAAAACTTCAAGTTAGCGGTATATATCGAGACATTGAGTTAGGAGACCCTGGTGATACTGAGGAAGACACTGTTGAACAAAAGGTAGATGAGCTTCAAGGGATTTCAAGAACATATAAGGACGAACTGAGAAACATTTTAGAAATACACTCTGTTATGGAGATAGAGGGTTTTGAAGACAAGGACGAGCAAGGAGAGCTCACGGGGATAAAACTTCCATACATCGTAACGATAGATAGAAGTAAGGGTGATGTATTATCTATTCGCAAGAACTATGCAGAGAACGATCCTTTAAAACAAACGATTCAATATTTTGTACATTATAAATTCATGCCTGGGTTAGGCTTTTACGGTTTTGGTTTAACTCACATGATTGGGGGTCTTGGACGTGCTGCTACTAGCATCCTACGTCAGCTAATTGACGCTGGGACGTTGGCTAATTTGCCAGCGGGATTCAAGGCTAGAGGTGTAAGGGTTCGTAATTCGGATGACCCGTTACAACCGGGTGAATGGCGGGATATAGATGTACCTGGTGGCGATATAAGGAGTGCGATTACACCGCTTCCGTATAAAGAACCATCTGCTACGTTGGCTCAATTGCTGGCGGCTTTGATCGAAGGTGGACGGAGATTTATCTCTGTTGCTGATGAACAAGTCAACAACATGAGTGGCGAAACACCAGTAGGCACGACTGTTGCTATGCTGGAACGTGGCATGAAGGTGATGTCGGCGATACACAAGAGACTGCATTACGGACAAAAGAATGAGTTTAGAATACTAGCTCGGATTGTTGCAGAGAACCTACCTCCGTTCTATCCGTATCAAGTTGCTGGAGCGAGTCCTGAAATAAAACAACAGGACTTTGACGGACGTGTAGATATCATTCCCGTATCAGATCCCAACATATTCTCTATGGCACAACGGGTAGCATTAGCTCAAAGTCAACTACAACTAGCGCAATCCAATCCAGAGATGCATAACATGTACGCATCGTATCAAAGGATGTATCAGGCGTTAGAAGTTCAGAACATAGACGAGATCTTACCTCCGATACCAGAGCCTCAACCAATGGACCCAGCGATAGAGAACGCGAGGGCATTGTCGGGACAATTGCTTCAGGCTTTCCCAGATCAGAACCATGATGCACATATCATGGCACATATGATCTTTATGAAAACACCACTTGTGCAGACTTCTCCACAGATAATGGGAACATTCTACGCACACCTCCAAGAGCATTTAAACTTTAAAGCTACGAACCAAGCTATACAGGAGGCGCAAGAAATTATGCAACAAGTGCAGCTATTGGCTCAATCGGGAGGTATTAGTCCTGAACAGGCGCAACAGGAGATTGCTGACATACAAGCTGGTCTTAACGATCCATCCGCTTTAGCTAATTACGTTGCAGAGATATCGGCTAAGATGATGGGAGAAATCATATCAGAGTTGATCCCACCACCCAATGATCCGATGGCTGACCCTCTGGTTCAAATCAGAATGCAAGA